ATGATGGCCTGGCGGGTCAGGCTGACGATGCGGCCGTAGGTGATGACGGCGTAGGTCTCGGCGCCGTCGCGCATCGTGCCGTACTTGAACTCGCCGTGCTCGTTGGTCTGCAGCAGGTCGGGGGCACCCGAGAGCTGCACGACGCTGACGTTCTTGAAGTCGGGCGCGTTCGGGCCGCGGCGAGCCCACATGGCGTAGGTGCCCGGGTTCTCGTCGTAGGCGCCACGCAGGCGCTTGTTGGCGACGTTGGCGAACAGCGACGAGAAGTCGCTGGTGGTGTGCATGCCGCCGGCACGGAAGTGCAGGATGCGGCCGGCGAGCGTGACGCGGTCCAGGCCGCGGGTCTGCTGGCCGTGGGCCTCCAGGAAGGCGCGGCCGATCTCCAGCAGCGACATGCCGCGGTACTGGCGGCCGTTGTCGTCGAGCGTGGTGCGCGGGGCGATGCGGTGCAGGATGGCCTGCTCGATGCCGGCCATGCGCGTGGCCATCTCGTCGCTGACGGTCTCGATGCGGGTGGCACCGACGTTGCGGTGGCCGCCGGCGGCGGCGTCACGCACGGCCAGCTCGGACAGCACGGCGGCGCGGGCGGCATCGAGGCCCTGCCCCGAGCGGATAAGGCCGGCGGCCAGCTGCGGCACGCCGTGGCGGACGCACAGGTCGGTGATGTCGGCGGCAACCTGCGCGGGCTGCGCGTCGGCTCGCTGCTGCTGCGCCGGCACGGCGGCGGGCGCGGAGTTGTCGGCGGTCGCGCCGCCGGGCTGGAGCGTTTCGTCCATGGACGTCCTCGAGTGGGTGGGTTGGGCAGGTGCCCGGGTGGTGTCGGCCGCGGGCGCAGGGGCCTGGGCCGAAACGAACAGGCACGGCGTGCCATGCGCGGGGTCCGCGCGAGTGCCGCTTCCGGCATCGGCGGGAATGGGGACGAACGAGAGTTCGGCGGGCTGCCAGGCGACAGCCCTGTAGAGCGGCACGGTGCCGCCGTCGGTGCGGTTGGCCGCAGCGACCACGTCGTAGCGCTGGACGTTGTAGCCCACGCTGATGTTGCGGATGATCCCGGCCTCGATGTCGCGCACCAGGCCGGCAAGCTCTTCGCGCTCGCTCAGGCGCAGCGTGGCGCGGCCCTCGCCGTTCTGGACGCTGGCGCGGAGCACGACGCCGATCTGCGAGTCGAGACCGTAGGCGCGGTGCGAGTCGAGCACCGGGGCGGCGCCGCTGGCCAGGCGTGACAGGTCGACGGCCTCGGCGCTGACGACGAGCTCTTCGTCATACGCTTGGCCAGTCCACCAGTCCATGCGGCGCACCTTGGCGCCGGTGGTCCAGATGACGTCGACGGTGCGCTCGGCAGCGTTAAAGCTGCTGGGCGCGATGCTGGCGGCGCGCTGCTGCGTGGGCAGCAGGTGCGAGTTGCCGGCAGAGGTTTGCGGGGTGGTCATGGCGCCCATGCTCGGGCGCCGGGTGTCTCAATTCCAGGAAAACTGAGACAAACTGCAGAAGCGCGCGGTCAGGCCGGCGCTGGCGGGTCGGCGCTGGCCGCGGACTGCCCCGTCTGCAGCTGCAGCAGCAGGTCCAGCGTGCCATCGGCGCGCAGGCGCTCGAAGTCGCTGCGCAGCTCGGCGAACACGAGGTCGGGCTTGTAGCCGCGGCGTCGCAGCTTCTCGCTGATGCTGGACAGGCCGCCCGAGATTTCGGCCAGGTCGGCCTGGACGTCTTGCTGCGGGTTGACGTAGTCCCACTTCGGGGTTGACCAGTCGACGGCGTATTCGGCGCGAGGCAGCGCGCCGCCGAGCACGGCGGCGTCGATGAAGGCCCGCCAAATCGGTACGCACAGCCGCGGGATGACGGTGAGCCACTGCAGCTGCTCGGCACTGCGGCGGAACTCCAGCAGCGCGACGCGGGCGCTGGAGAAGTTCACCTCCTTGACGTCGCCGGTGAGCATCTCGTAGGTGACGCCCATGCCGGCGGCGATGAGGTGCAGGTTGAACCGCAGGTAGTCGACATAGCCCGGGGCAGCCTTCGGCTCGATGACCGTGAGGTTCATGCCCGTGGGCACCTGGGTGATGCTGCCACTGGCGAGGGTGCCGAGTTCGCCGCTGGCGCGCACAGCCTGCTGCTCCTGGCTTTCGGTGAGCGACATCGCGCTGGGGTCGCCGCTGGCCAGCACGGCCAGGCGGGTTTCGAGGTTCTTTCGCTGGAGCTCAGCGTCTTCGTAGAGCTGCAGATCGCGCACCCGGGCAATGACCGGCGCCAAGCGGGGGAAGCCCCGGCCCTGGCCCGGCCGCTCGGGGTTGAACAGGTGGATGATGCTGGTCGCCGGCACGGGGTAGCTGGCCGCTCTGCCACGCCGCGGCAGCGTGACGTCGCCGGGGTGCTGGTCCCAGAGCCAGTAGGCACTGGGCCGGCCGAGGGTGTCGTACTCGATGCCGCCGACGATGGTGTTGCCGCTGGGCGAGGTGCCGGTCTTGGCGGTGTCGAGCCAGTCGATCTCCAGCAGCTGCAGCTGCAGGGGCACCGGCAGCCGGTCTTCCGGCCGGCGGGTGCGCAGGCGGATGAGAACCTCGCCGTCCTGCTCCATGGCGCGGTAGGCGGCGGCCTGCAGGCCGTAGACGTCGCTGCGGCCGTCAGCGTCGGCCACCTGCGCCCATTCGTTCCAGAGCCGGTCGATGTCGTCGGCGCGCGTGGCCAGGCTGCGCGGCGTGATTCCGGTGCCGATGATGTTCGCCACCAGGGCGTCGAGGCCGCGGCGCACGTAGGGCACGTTCTGCACCAGGGCGCGGCTGCGGGCGCGCAGGCTGGAGGCGTCGGCCAAGTGGTCGCTGTTGGCGCTGGCGCCCGAGCGGCGAGGTCGCCAGCCGTCGCGCAGGCTGGCGCCTTCGTAGGCCCGCGCCAACGCCTCGCGCGCACGCATGCGCTTGATGCCGGCGGCCGGCGCGACGAAGGAGACGAACCGATCGAGGAAGTTGGGCGCGGGTGCGTCGGCCATGGTCAGTCTCCGCGAGCGGTGCTGAAGCGCACGCTGTAGGCCCCGCGGCGCATGCCCGAGGTGTTGGCCTGGGCGTCAAGCTCGGCCTTGACGATGCGACGGGCGCGCTCCAGGTCGCTGATGCTGCGGTAGGTGACCTGGCGGTCGCCCTGCTGCACGGTGAGCTCGCCCGAAGCGATGGCCGCGTCGATGGCGGTGAGGTCGGCGGTGGTGAAGGCCATGGTCACTCCGAAACTACGGGGGCGGCTGTCTCATTTCCAGGAAACGTGAGACGGGCCGGCTCGGGCACACGGAACACCGCAGCGCCCTGCGCAGGCCGGCGGGCCTGCTTGAGCACGCGGTACACGGTGGCGCGGCTGATCTGCAGCCGGCGGGCCACCTCGGTGGCGTTGCGCCCGTCGAACAGGCGCAGCACGCTGGCGGCCAGCTCTTGCCGGGCGGTGGCCGGCTGGCTGGTGATGTAGCACTCCTCGCCCGCGAACTCGGCGCGCACCGCGGCCTGCAGCTGCTCCAGCCGCTCGGCAGGCAGGCCGGAAAGCCGGGGGTCGTCGGCCAGGTAGTCGAAGATCCGGTCGACCAGGTCGGGCTCGCGCTGTCGGCGCGGTGTCGGGCGGGCGGGGCGTGCTGCAGGTCGGGTGTTGTCGGCGGGCATGGCAGCAGGGCTGGGGGTCACCAGGCTCGGTGGAAGGGGCGGGATGAAGGGGGCGGCGGCGCCGGTTCGGCAGCGGGCTGCGTGGCAGGGGCCGACGGTCGGGAGGGTGGCGCCTCGACTGGGGCCGTTGCTGCGGCGGGCTCGGCCGGTGCGGCGCCTGCGTCGAACAGATCCCGCGCCTCCACCCGGCCCTGCCACTTGGCCCAGTCGCCTTCTTTCCAGCGGTCGATGCCGGCGAAGATGGCAGCGGCCAGGGCGTAGACGGCGCAGTCCAGCGCTTCGTTGCGGCGGCCGGCGGGCTTGACCCACTCCAGGCGCGGGCGGCCCTTCTGGTAGCGCGTGACCAGGCGCTCGGCGGTGAGCTGCTCGAAGACCTCGGGTGGCAGGTGGCGGCTGAGGTGCACGTAGCCGGGGCCGGGCTCGGTCAGGCGTAGGCGGCCGTAGATCTCGGCCTTGGCGGTGTCGGTGCCGATGGGCCAGAGCTTGACGCCGTGCTTGAGGCGCTGCCCGCGCCAGCTCACGTCCTGGTCGGTGGGCTTGCCGAGGATGGCTTTGCCGCCAATGCTGCTGCCCTTTACCGCGTAGACGTGGGCGTGCTGGTGCCGGCGCGCGTAGTCGTAGACGGCTTGGGTGTGGTGGCCGCCCGAGTCGCAGAACGCCGCCAGGATGGGCACCGGCCGGCCGCTGGCGTGCAGCACCGGGGTGCGGCGGTACTCGGTGAGTGCGGTCCACGGGCTGCCGGGCTCGCCCTCGGGCACGGCCGGGTCGCCGTAGAACACGGCGCGGTCGACCAGCTGGCGCTCCATGCCGCGGCCCCAGGCCCAGAGGTAGGCCTCGATGCGGTCGCCCTGGACGTCGGCGCCCAGGGTCATGACGTAGTGGCCCCAGGCGACGACGCGCAGCGGGATGTCTTCGGCGCGCTTCCTCAGCGCATGCTCGTCGGCCTTGTCGCCCTGCTCCTCGAAGGTCTCGGCCAGGCGTGTGTTCACGAAGGCGCGCAGCAGGGTGATGTCGCCGGCGCGGGCAGCGGTGGTGGCGCGCTCCCACTCGATCACCAGCTCGGCCCAGCTGAGCCAGCCGAGCGGGCTGTAGAGGCTGCTCAGGTGGAAGCCGCGAACGCGGCCGGCGCCGGCGCCGGGGCGCTCGGGCACCCAGGCGCCCGCGGCCAGCATGGCGGGCTTGTGGTGCTCGCGGATCTCGCCGCCGCAGTGCCGGCACACGTAGCGCACGGTCTCGGGCAGCGCGGCGCCGGTGGTGGGCTCGCGGTCCCACTTGATGCCGTGCGCGGCGTCGGCGCCCCACTCCAGCCATTGGGCCTCGCCGCAGTGCGGGCAGGGTACGTGGTAGCGGCAGCGGTCGCTGGCCAGGTACGCGGTCTCGATCCGGCTGAAGCCGCGCGTGGTGGGCGTGCTGGTCTTGAGCCTCTTCCGCCTGGCGAAGGTGGTCTGCCGGGCTTCGGCCAGGGCGATGGGGTCGCCCTCGCCGTCGACGTCGAGCGGGTAGCCGTCGATTTCGTCAAGGAACAGGTCGCGCACCGGCATGGAGCGCAGGCCGGCCGCCGAGTTGGCGCCGGCCACGGCCATGAAGCCGCCGGGGAACTCCTTCAGCAGCGTGGTGTTGGCCTCGTCGCGGCTGCGGTTCTCCTTCACGCGCTCGCGCAGGCGCGGGCTCTCTTCGATCATCGGCGAGAGGCGCTGGCGGCTGTAGCGCTTGGCCATGTCGATGGTCGGCTGGACGATCATCACCGGGCCGGGGTTGGTGTCGGCCAGGTAGCCGAGCCAGTTGGAGCCGATGGTGGTTTTCGAGGTCTGCGCGCCCCACATGAGGATGACCTCCTCGACGTCGGAGTGCTGGCTCAAGGCATCCATCGGCTCGCGGGCGTAGGGCGTGCGCGCGGCGCGGTAGGGGCCGGGCTCGGCCGAGTCCTTGCCGCTGAGGATGCGGTGGCGCTCGGCCCAGGCGGTGACCGAGAGGCGCGGCGGCGGGGCGAGGTACTCGCGCCAGAGGGACAGGATCAGCCGCTGCGCGTCGACAAGAAGGCGCGCAGTCTCTTCCGCCTCTTGACGCCGAGCGACCCGCTGTCGGTACTTGTGCTGGCGCTCCCTCTTCTCCAGCAGCAGCTCGTCGTCGTCACGTTCGACGGCCTCGTCGTAGGCGTTGAACTGGCCGAAGTGCTTCAAGCCGCGCCCTCGGTCATCTGCGCCATGACGGCGTGCAGCTCGGCCAGCAACACCTCGTGGCAGCGCGCCGCGTCCGCCTCGGCAGCCAGCACCGGCGACAGCCTGGCGGGAAGCTGGAGCAGCGCCTCACGCAGCGCCGCCAGGCGACGCGAATGCACCGCGCGTACGTCGGCAGCGCGCACCAGCTCTCCGCATTGCTCGGCCAGCTTCAGCTCCGCCAGGTCGGCCTCGGCTTTCTCTCGCCTCGCCTTACTGGCCCAGTAGCCTTCGCCGTCGTCTTCGTCGTCGTCCGAGCGGCTGCGGCGCGGTCCGCCGCCGGCCTGCAGGTTGGCGTCGTCGGTCGCGCGGCTGCCCGCTCGGACGCGGGTGTTGCGCGCCCACTGCGCATCGGCAGCCACCGGGTCGATGCGGCCCTCGATCAGCGAGATCCGCCCGTCGCGCACGGCCCGCCGCACCGCGCCCTCGGTGCATCCGCGCCGCCGCGCGTACTCCGACTGCGTGATGAGTTCGACCGTACCGACTGGCATGCTCGTACCCTCAGCCGTACAAAACGGCAGCAGGACCCACTAGCGCAACGACGCGCCGAGATTGACC